AATATTAATAAGTTCTTGAATTTCATTCATTTCATTTTGAAACAAGCTAACCTTATCAATGTTTAAATTTTCTTCTACGATGACTTTACCATCTTTAAAAGTCACATTTTCTATAATTTTATCAGTTAAGGATCGTATCTCCTGTTGGTGTGGTTGAATTAATGACATTATTTCTGCATATTTGCTGATGAGTATTTCATTAATATATGAGGCTGAAACAGATGTAATAAATTTATGACCATTGTTTGAAAGTTTGTTAGATAATGCTTTAAAATCATTTATTAGATTAATAGAATTCGAATCTCCATTGTTTGAATTTGCTAATAAACTTTGTATTAATTCATGCTGAATTCCATATTTTTCTATAGTAAATCCTCCCTCAATTATCCTGAATGTTGGAAAGAAGTAAGAAGTGCCCATATATTTAGTAAGTAGATGTTTAATATTTGAATTTATTGCATCTATTTCAGATTTTTCTATGATTGGGTCATATATGGTTTTATTACTTTTTATTTTAAGCTCTACTTCAAAAGGCTTATCTTTGTTCTCATCTACGGTAACAAACATAGTATATAAATCTGTTTCTAATTTTACCGCTTTGAACGGAACTTCAATTAATGCTTTTTCTAAATTCCCACTAATGAAATACCAGATCATTTTAAGAATTGTTGTTTTACCAGCACCGTTTCTGCCAGACAATATATTCAAATCTTTTTTAAAATCTAGGTAAATTGGACCACGTGTACCATGCAACCCAGTAACTGCGAACGATTCAATCTTCATAAATTGTCTTTGAAACCCTAAAAGATAAATTGATCAATAACTTGTATAAAATTAATTTTAATAAAGCTTAATGATCATACATAGCCGAAGATCATTGGATAGAAGGTGTTAGTAGATATAACACCTTGCTATCTTGACATAACACCTTACTACGAGCAATTAAATAATGTGTTGACAACACATTGTTATCTTTACTATAGTGATTTAGCACATTGTTAAATGTGTTACACCGCAAAATCGGTGGCAGATGTGGAAGTCTGTTAAAAATACAGAGAGCAGAAAATATCCGCTCAAAGCGGCTTTTTTTTTGCCTAAAAAGTCTGATCGGCTATACTTTATGGTAGATCGGGCAGGGCAGTCTTTGACTGGCCGGTTCTCTGTGACGGTACTTCCACCCCTGTTCGGTCTATCACCATTCTGTGGAAGGAATGGCGGTAGGTTTGGAAAAACCTATACAGAGTATTAATCATGACTTTTAAAAATCATGGCGTAACTACACGCCCAACAAATAATAATATCCATCCGTTCCCGGCATTCGTCGGCCCTGTACACCCTCAAGTTGTTTTTCATAACGTACTGAACTATTCAGTTCAGGAGCGTATGTATCAGGCTTGTCTGAAACGTCTACTCTCACCAGACTTCGCTGGCCAAACTGTATCTTCAATTCCTGAGTACCAGGAGGAGCATTTTCAAGGAGGTATTAAACTTTATATGCATCCGGGTGTTATGGCTTTTTTACTTATACTGTTTTTAACATCTGTATATTTGTTAGTAGGGGTCTAAGCCAATGACGACACTCGAATTACAAAATGCTGTTTTCATCCAAAATGACCAAATCAAAACGGATAGTCTTAAAGTTGCCGACGTATTTGGAAAACGTCACAGTGATATTATTCGTGCAATTAAAAATATTGACTGCTCAACTGAGTTTAGCGAACGCAATTTTGCGTCGGCTGATTATTTAGATGAGCAACGCAAATCACGGCCAATGTATGAAATGACCAAAGACGGTTTTATTTTCCTTGCTATGGGCTTTACAGGAGCAAAAGCAGCTCAAATTAAAGAAGCTTATATAAAGGCTTTTAACCAAATGGCAGATATGCTCTTAAAACAGCAGAACCAGTTGCAAACAATACAGGTCGGCTCAGTAGTTCAATTACGCTCAGGCAGCCCAAATTTAACCGTAAATAATATTTTTGATGATGTTGCTGAGGTTATTTGGTTCAAAGGAGGGCGTATCATTCGTGAACATCTTCCGGTTAGTTGCTTAAGTTTGGGAGAAAGTGATCGGATTGCACCAAGTTTTGTCAGCTTGCTAGAAGCATTTTGGTCAAATTTGTATGCACATGGCATTCATAACTTCAATCATAGCAATCGAACTGACCAGATTGCGGTTAATCTCACACAAGTTTTAGACCTCTTTCCTGAGCTATTCAAGCGCTCAGAACTAATTCAGACCTTACAACATAGTAAAGCCCCATACCCTGAGTATGTGGAGCACAATATTGTGATTCAAAGCAGATTAGAGCGTAAAACTATTCGTTGTTGGGTATTTAAAAGTAACCAGCCAACAATGATTGATGTCGGTCGCTAAGGGAGTATGACAATGAAAGAAGAAATGATTCCTTATGTACCTCTTACTCCACGTGTCGTCGTAGCTGATCCGAATCAAATGCCTATACTTGCTTATTTCATGACAATTTTGGATGCAGCATGTCAAAAGGAACTAGATTTTAACCACACACCTGAACTTTTTGGCTTTTTAAGTATAAATCCTGATCAAATAAATGATTTAGCTGAATTAACATCATTAAAGCCAATCGACATGACAGATTTGAGAAAGGCATTGGGCAGTTTGGTTTATCCTGTTTTCCGGGGGGAAAATATGATTAATAGCCCTCTTTGGAACAATCAACCAACTGTCGTTTGGCAATTTCAATTGAATGTTATGAATAGTTGGAACTTTAAAATGATGAAGAATTCAGTAGATAAAGCAGTAATGTCATTTGATCAAGTATTAGGTATGGTTCGCATTTTAAGAAGTTCACTTGAAGCTAGACATCAAGATCCTGAAATCACTTTTAATGCAAACGATTTTGCTAACGTTCTTCTTATTGTGGAAGAGAAGTTGATGGAAGCACACCAACTTCTCGATCCAGATAATGGGATTTTGGAAGATTAGATTTTTAATTGTTGAAGGTCAGTTGCATATCCCTCGATCAAAGACATTAAACTGCGTTGAGCATGTTCAGGTAATTGTCGATAAGCTTTAAGCATAACTGATTCTTCATGTGTCAGGCCCTGATGATCAGGGTCTGTACCAAGCAAAATGTAATGGATATCCAAACCCTTTTTATGCATTTGATGTAAATAAACCCATTGATATGGGATATGGTCACGAAGATAGTTACCTATCGTATTTTCGTGCGCCCCAATTTCTCGAGATAACCGCTTAGCTGGAAAATTGCATCGACGTACTTCTCTTTGGAAACGTTCGGTCATTTCTTTGGTTACGGCATTATCGGACATATATTGAACCTTTTATACTTAATTCGGTTAAAACAATGTGTTATCTTTGTTGTGAGCACATTATTAGAACCTTAGGATACATCATGAACACACAAACAACACCCTATCCACGACAAAGACAGAAACGAATTTCTGCAGAAAGAAAACCTTTCACGATCTACCTCACAGATGAACAAAAAAAGGAGCTAGAGGAAACAGCCAACAAACGTTGTATCAGCCAAGGTTTGTTAGCTATGAACCGCTATGAAATAGGTGTGCAGCTAGAACAACAAGGGGAGAAATAACCCATGTCACATTATTCAAGCTTTAGCAAAAAACAACCCCGTGACAACCGACGCAATGTGAATTTGAACAATGCAGAACACATGCTTTTTGAGGCAATGTCACGTATTACCAAAACTCCTATCGCAATCATCATTCGTGAATTTGCATTACGCCACGCTATCTATCTTTTAATGGATAACGACAAATCTATCTTGGACCAGTTTGTAAATACAGGTGCTCTAGAGCACCTCCAGAGGGGCTGAATATGCATCATGCCATGCACCTGACAGATCAAGAAGAACAGGTTTTTGAAAAGATTCGCCAGCTACATGAACTGGAAACAATTGAAGAAGCCATCGAGTTTGTTATAGCGCATGGCATTCAAACTAAGCTGCAAGGCATTGCAGATCGTGCAGTACAACCAAGAAAATCCTAAGAGTTTATGATGTATCCAGAGACGCAAAGAGAAGCAGTCCGCAGACTTGAAAATGAATTTCACTTTAAAAAACGAGAGGAATATTTAGTTCAAGGCATTTGCCCAAACTGTAAACATAAAGAGCTTTATGCTTACATTGAGGCACCGTGGACCCTTCAATGTAATCGACGTAGTAAATGTGCTCATGTTGTTTATTTACGTGATCTCTATCCTGATCTTTTTGAGAATTGGGAAAAACGCTTTGAGCCAACTAAGGAAAACCCGACCGCAACCGTAGATGCATATCTGGTCGAAGGTCGTGGTTTTCCGATCAACAAATTGCGTGGCCACTACACGCAAGAATATTACAAAGCATGGGGTACAGATTTAGGATCTGTCACAATACGTTTCCCGATTACTGATGATCCAAACAACGTTGGTTATTGGGAGCGTTGCCTAGATGACAAAGGCAAAATGCCAAAAACCCCTAACCCTAAGAACTTTAAAATGAAAGGTCACGGCTGGGTTCCACCCGAAACCGACCTGATTAATGTAGATGAAATATGGATTACTGAAGGGATTTTTGACTCGATTGCATTGTGGCTCGCTGGTGTAACGACCTTTACGGCTCTAACTTGCAATAACTATCCATCCATTTTACTCAATCAGATTGCTGAACAATGTAAGCAAGAAGATAAACCACGCCCAAAAATTTTATGGGCATTTGATGCCGATCAAGCTGGTCGTGATGGTATTGATAAAAATATAGAACGTGCCAGAGCTGAAGGTTGGGAGTGCGGAGCAGCATTGCCGCCTTCTGGTTGGAATAAAACAGATTGGAATGATCTATATAAACAAGAACGTTTAACAGAAGCTGACCTTAAAAAATACCGTTATTACGGTGATCTACATATAGCCGAACGTCCTGCAGATAAAGCCATTCTGATGTTCAAAAAAACAAAATCTCATACATTCCCATTTGATTTTAATAACTATCTGTACTGGTTCAAAATGGATGCAGATGCTTATAACGTAAAGCTCCGTGAATTGGGTCAGGATGATGATGACAATGAAGATTGGTTGCAAAAAGAAAAAGATGAGCATGATGAAAAATTAATTGATCAGGCTATTCGTAGTTGTTACTCCGTCACCGAAATTGCCAAATGCAAACCTACAGCGCTGTATTACCAATACTCAGAAGAAATTGAGGATGCCAGATATTATTTTCGCATCGATTTTCCAAAGAATGCACACCCGGTAAAAAGCACTTTTACGGGGAGTCAACTAGCTTCAGCATCCGAATTTAAAAAACGACTTTTAGCAGTCGCTCCGGGCGTAGTTTTCACAGGTAACAGTACCCAGCTAGATCGATTGCTCAATAGCACCATTGAAAACATCCGTCGAGTTCAACTCATTAATTACATTGGCTATCACCATGAGCTTGAAACCTATGTATTAGGTGACATTGCGGTTCAACATGGAAAAACCTATCACATTAATGCTGACGATTATTTCGCGTTGCCACGCCAAATCAATTTAAAAGCAAACATACCGTTTAATTTAAAAATTAATAAGGAACAGGGCGAATATAAAAAGGAATGGATCAACGACCTGATCCAAGCGTATGACGTTCGTGGTCTTGTCACTTTAACGGCATTTTTTGGAAGTTTGTTTGTTCAGCAAATTAGAAAAAAACATAAGTCTTTCCCTTTTCTTGAGATTGTTGGCCATGCGGGTACAGGTAAATCCACCATGCTCAATTTCATGTGGAAGCTTTTAGGCCGTCAAGATAATAACGGGGATTATGAAGGTCTTGATCCGAACAAAACATCCGAATCCGGCTTAATACGAACATTCCGACAAGTTTCAAATTTACCAGTGCTTTTGATTGAATCTGATCGCTCTGGAGAGAACCAACCTTATACACGTCAGTTCAATTGGGACATGCTCAAGACTTTGTATGATGGCGGTTCACTCGGTGCACGAGGCATGAAAACAGGGGGGAATGAAACATATGACCCACCTTTCATGGGGTCTTTGATTGTAAGCCAGAACGCAGAAATCAATGGTTCTGAAGCAATTAAAGGGCGTTTTCTACACATTGGGTTTGAGAAAAAACATCTCACACAGCAGTCACTTGCAGCCAGTAAACGCCTTCAGAAATACAAAATTGAAGATGTTAGTTATTTCATTCTGAGCTGTCTTGAAAAAGAAGAAAAGATAATGGAAACGTATGAGCAGCTGCAGGAAGAATATGATGACATGATTCGCAATTCATACACGATTGAAAACTCTCGAATCATTCATAACCATGCCCAATTTATGGCTTTATTCAAAAGCATGGCCGAGCACGTTATCCAAATAGAAGCAGAAACACAACGCCAAGTAATTAGTGAATTAGGCGAGATGGCTATTCTTCGTGATAAAGCTCTCCAGCAAGACAGTGCAATTGTTCAGAACTTTTGGGACACCTACGAACAGATTGAAACTCATAAATCACTTGCAGAAGACACCATACTTAATCATCACAGCAAACGTCACAAATATATCGCGATTAACTTCGCTCATCTCTACAAAGTCGCAGCCGATTTACGATTCAACTTACCCGAAGTTCGAGAGCTTCAGGACGCGCTGCGTCAAAGCATACGATACAAATTTTTAGATTCAAACAAGATGGTGGCCAGCAAGATCCAGAACGGGAAGTCCGTTCGCTGCTGGTTGTTTGAGGTTCCATCTGAAACCAACACCAATGACTAACAATAGGAGAGAAGTCATGTATCAATTAATTGTTAAAGAGAGTCATAGTTCAATGACTTGGACTTATGAAGTGGGGCCAAATATTCCTAATGTTCCGAGTTCATTTTCTATAAACCGTTTGAAATTAGTAGCGTCCGCTATGTTCTTGCCACCATCTCCGATAAAAGAGTTTTTGCTTAATGTTGTAAATACAAGTTCAGCTTTGAATTTTTATATCGAAGTTAAAAAAGCGCCTCAAGAAACATCTCATCAAACGATCGCTGTTTTTAAAGGTATGGATGTAGTGCCGGAGGAAAATCGATTACTTGTTTTGCACATGGTGACAGGTGATGTTGTAAGTCCTGTTAAACGTAAAGCTTGCAACCACTATCACACTCCAGCTGGCATCGTAAAAGAATACATGATTAAGGAATGGGCTTATCAGGATGAGTTGAACAAAGCTTTAGGCCTTACAGCTTTAGATCCAGAGAAATTAGAAGAACTCGAAAAACGGGCTGAAGCTGATGATGTTGAACCTCGTTTAAACCCCGAGAAAATCGCTGATCTATTAGCAGACGCATTAGCTGAAATTTTCCCTGAAGCAAAAGTTCAAGTTCGTAAATCTTAATTTTTTAAAAGCACACATACAGAAGCGGCCACTCCTGTATGTGTCACATAACAACTGGAGAGAAGTCATGCAAAGCGATTCTACCGCAGAAAATACGCAAGCAAAAATGCAGTCTAAATTTCATTGCAAATGTGGGGGACTGATTCTCCCTGATTTTGATGGTTATAAAGTTGGCGATGAAGTTAATTTTATGGTTCAAAATAGAGAAAATACATATCAGGGGAAGATTGAGGTAAGCCAGAAGGCATATAGAGGTGAAATTACCGAGATTAAAGGTGATCGAATCACTGTAAAGGCGCATGTTAGAACCTATATTTTGAACCGATATGAAATAACACCAAAGGATGCACCGGGACCGATTGATTATTTTCGTATTGGTAAATGTCGTAGCAGCTCAGAACAGGATTAATATATATGCGCGGAATAAACAAAGTGATTTTAGTCGGTTCACTTGGAGCTGATCCATTAAATAAACATTATCCAAATGGTAATACTTACGCTCAGTTTTCGATTGCTACTTCAGAAAAGTATCAAGATAAGAATACTGGCGAGTGGATTGAGAATACGGAATGGCATCGCATTGTTGCACTAGGTCGACTAGGCGAAATTGTCTGCCAATTTCTAAGGAAAGGTTCAAAAGTTTATGTAGAGGGGGCTTTACGAACAAGACAATGGGCCGACCAGAGAGGGCAAACAAATTATATAACTGAAGTGAAGCTAATAACTTTTCAGTCTTTAGATAGCCTTCCGCAAGCAAACCCTTATTAATTATTTAATGAGAGATTTAACATGAATAGAAATAATAATTTGACTTATGGCCAGTGGTGGAAATGTGAAGAAAACGTTTTAATCACGATGTTAGAAGACAAAAAAACTGTTCATTTTATTGCAGAAGTTTTAACTAGAGACTACCACGGAGTAAAGAAAAAAATTGAAGTATTAATCCGTAATGGGCGTATTCCATCGGAATTAGTAAAAAAACCTGAGAAATAAGGACCTTTAGAGCACCTTTAGCGCACCTCGCTAAGGTGCTTTTTTACGTTCAAAATTCAGTAAAAGCATCAAATTTGTAGGAAAAACCATGTCAGCGGGACTTGAAAAACGCGGAAAATCTCTAAGGATTTGGATGCGTCCGGTACCAACAGAACCAGTCATAAAAGAGACATTAGACTGGGAGTTTACACCTGAAAATGAGGAAAAAGCGGAGACGCTTGCCAATTACATTAAATTGGAAATTCAACTTGGCCAGTTTAATCTAGCTAAGCATTTCCCAAATTCTAAGCACTTAAGAAAGAATCAAATTAGTTATTACGCTCACCTTTATTTGACCCAAACGATCAAAGAGGTTGCCCCGAGCACATTCGACTCATACAAAGGCCATGTTTACAATCATATTATTCCAAAATGGGGACAAACGAACCCGAAAGATATCAATACAAATATGCTTAAAAAATGGATTGAGGTCTTAAAGGAAAATTTAAACAACAAAACAGTTAGGGAAATTGTCACTAGGTTTTCCCAGATCCATGCAATTTGGCGTGATGAAAGACAAATGCCGTATAACCCATTTGAAAATATCGTAATTCATCAAGTTGATACTCCAGAGCCGGATCCGTTCAGTAAAGTTGAAATTGCAATGATCTTAAATACTGGAACAGATCTCGATATTCAAAACTTGTTGCCTTGTTTATTCTGGACGGGCCTTTCTATGTCCGAACAAATCCCGATAGCTTGGGAAGATATTGATCTTGAAAAAGGAACTATTCAAATTTCGAGATCGTATGTCCGAGGAATTTACCGGGTAACGAAGAACAGACGAAGAAAGCGGAGAATCAAGCTACTTGAACCAGCGATTAATGCATTAAAAAAACAATATCAAATCACAGGTAATGCTCGAGCTAAAACTATTGAAGTACTTCAGCGTGACAACAAAACAAAGCGCACTGAAAAGGTCCGTTTTGTATGGATCAATCACGAACGGTTGAACCATTTCGAATATCATGAATTACGATATCGCTGGAACAAACATTTAAAGAAAGCAAAAGTGCGTAAACGTGGTATCAATCAGGGCCGTCATACGTTTGCAAGTCAGCTTTTAACTTCTGGCCAAGTTCCCCCTGAATGGATCGCTGAGCAGCTTGGCCATAGCGATACATCAATGATTTATAAACACTACGGGAAATTAATTGCTGAAGATATGCCAGACTACATCACTAAGTTAAACAACTATATCATGATGTAATAAAAGGCTACTGTAAAAATACTTCAATATTTACATTTAAATCTTCTGTAAGTGCTTAGAGACCTAAGCACTTTTTTTATTTATTTCTACCTTACTTCAAATTCGCTAGTTAGCCCGTCATTTAATTCACAAAAGAGCATCAATCGGAGTGATCAAATTAAAAGCTTCTTATGGTCGCGTAACTTCAAATTATTCCCATATTAGGTACTTTTTGCTTTTTTAAATTATTTAAGTAATTAATTTATATTGGAATATAGCTAAAATTGTGGTGGGTTCGAATCCCGTCATTCACCCCAATTTCGGAGCATAGCACAGCCTGGTAGTGCACCTGGTTTGGGACCAGGGGGTCGTAGGTTCGAATCCTACTGCTCCGACCATATTTAAAAGCGTTTAAGCTTTCTAAAATATCCCAAATATTAAAATCATTTCTTCTAGTCTTACAGATAGAAGGAATTTTTTGTTTTCTAGTTCGAAATTTTAATTCATACATACTCCAATTTTTGAACTTGTTTATATAAGCTCTGTTCTCTGTTCTCTGTTCTCTGTTCTCTGTTCTCTGTTCTCTGTTCTCTGTTCTCTGTTCTCTGTTCTCTGTTCTCTGTTCTCTGTTCTCTGTTCTCTGTTCTCTGTTCTCTGTTCTCTGTTCTCTGTTCTCTGTTCTCTGTTCTCTGTTCTCTGTTCTCTGTTCTCTGTTCTCTG